TGGTTTAGAACCGGTAAGTAGAGGTTACGGAAATAAAGAATATGAGGGAAAAATTACCTTGTATCGTGACGAGTGGAACGCTATAATTGCGGCCGCTCCAAGTCGTGACCCATTGGATATTCCTTGGTTTGATATTCAAGTTTCCTTTGCGGGAACAAGAGTTCAACCGGTTTTGGATGTTTTAAAAGCATGCGAATTCATGGAAGACCCTTTCACAGTAGCGCAAGGGGATACAAAAATACTTGTTGAAGTCCCTTTAATCATTGGTTCAATCGACCATAAATAGACAATCTTTTTTTTCTTGCGTTGTTTCATGATTTTTAAGTTAGGCGGGGTATTTTTATATCCCGCTTTTTTATTACATTTGTATAAACATTAAAAGCATGACACAAGAAGAAATCGAATTAAAAGTTCAAGAATTGGGCGTTAAACATAATGCGTCAATTCATCCGATTGTATTTAAGGTAGACGGTAGCGAAGAAACTATTGTTGGTTTTATTAAAGAACCGCCTAGATTCGTAAAGCTTCGTATTATGGATAAGGCCATGGAAAGCCCCGTAAGCGCGGCAAGCGAAATCATAGACGCTTATTTAATTAAAGAAGAAAGCGACCCTAGGATTTATAGCGAATCTTCTGAAAATGACCAATATTACATGGGTGCCGCTTTGACCGCATTTACTTTTATAAAGATTGCCACTAATACATTTAAAAAAAAATAGCGGAATCGTTTATAGATGATAATTGTGATGAAATAACGCATTGGACATGTTTAGTACAATTCTATTTAAAAATAGACCCGGATACTTTAGACGATAAAACTTTCGCAACATATATAGGGCGGTTAAAATACGCCCTTCAAAAGACTAACCAATGGCAACAGTAAACGAGAATGTCCAATATACCCTATCGCTTAAGGACCTATTGACCGGTAAGCTAGGCGAAGCCAATGCGGCCGCTAAAAGCTTGGAATCCACAATGGGTGCCGTAAAAGGTGCGTTGGGTTTTTTGGGTGTTGGTTTTGCTGTTTTTAAAGGTGGCGAATTTGTTAAAGAAAGTTTGGAAAAATTCCATCAATTAGAACAAGCTACCGCACAAGTTAGAGCGGGCCTTGTTTCTACAAAAGGGGCGGCCGGAATGACATTTCAAGATGTAGAAGAAAGCGCAAAAAGTTTAGCTTCTCAAATGAAATATTCTAGGGCTGAAATTATGTCGATGCAATCTGTATTATTGACATTCCCTTCGGTTACAAAAGGCACATTTAATGAAGCTAGTGAAATGATAGCCGATATGTCAACCCGTTTAGGTCAGGACCTTAAAAGTTCCGCTATTCAGGTAGGTAAGGCATTACAAGACCCTATTAAGGGAGTTACTGCGTTACGTCGTGTCGGTGTGAATTTTAACGAAACGCAAACAAATACAATTAAACGTTTAGCTCAAACGGGACAAATGGCAAAAGCGCAAACTTTAATTTTGCGCGAATTAGCTACCGAGTTTAAAGGTTCGGCGCTTGCGGCGGCAATGGCGGACCCATTATTTGAATTTAACAAATCGATGGGGTCTTTTTCTTTAAATATAGGCGAAGCCGCAAATTCAATATTAGAAACATTATTACCGGCATTAGGGGCAATAGGCGAAAAGTTTTCGGAATTAGGGGAATATTTAGCTAATTTCTTTAAGGAATTTAAAAACGGGGATGATAGCGTTATATCTTTTACAAAAGTTGTGTATGCGGCAATAACCGGAATTGGAATTGCCGTTCAAGGTTTATGGAAGCTTGTTCAAGCGGTAATAAATGGAATTGGGGTTGCTACTAAAGCCATGGTTGGCGCTTATAATTATGTCCAAGATATTGTATCGGGTAATTCAGAAAAGGCCAAAAAGGATTTTGATAGTACAACAACGAGTTTTAATAAAATGGTTGAAGCGATGAAGGGACCTTCATTGAAAGATGCTGTAAATGATTGGATGGGCGCTTTTGATAGAAAAGACGCATTTTACAATTTAAAGAATCAAATTAAAGAAGTAAAAGAAGAATATCAAGATAGTAAAAACGAAAGTTTAGAAGAATATAAAAATAAATTAGATGCTTTAAGGGAAAAAATAGCCGGAAATAAATTTTTAAAAGAAAAAGAATTTTCAGGTTTAAATACTTTATTGGCTGATGCCGCTAGGGCAAGAAAGAAAAATGATATTCTTAATGTAGAGGGGGATAATGTTACAAGTATTTCAGCTAAAGGCGCAACGGGTCAAAAATCAGTCACTATAAATGTTTCAATAGGAAAGCTTATTGAATCATTCAAAGTAAGCACAACAACAATGAAAGAGGGCGCAAATCAGGTTGAAGAAATGGTGGCAAATGCTATATTAAGAGCAATTAATGAATTCCAAGTTCACGCAAGCGTATAAATATGAGTTTGATTAATCAACAAGGCGGATTTAATTTAACCGGGGCGGCTTTAAAAGTTGCTAGGTATTACCATTTGGATAATATGGCAATAATTAACGCCCAACCCAATAATCCATATAAAGGTAAAATTCCCGAAGGATACGGAACCGGATTGCCCGAAATTGGAACTTCTCAATTTGGAACGCCAATTTATACCAATTTAGTATTAAACTCCATTGACCCCTATGTAGATTTTTTAGGAATTACGCAACCCGGAACAACAAAAAATATTGTTTTAGATACTGTTTTAATAACAATTGAACAACCTATTAGAATTGTAAAAACAGAAATTCAGGGCCGCGATGGTTCAGTAAAAGAATATATCGGGAAAGATGATGCGAAATTAACTATCAATGGAATGATAGTTGGCGTAAATGGAGGGTATCCAAACTATGATGTATCACTTTTGAAGGCTTGGTTAGATGCTCCGGTAAGTAAAGGCGTGACGGCTTGGTGGCTTAATGATTTAGGAATTAGCCAAGTTGTTGTTGAATCTTACAATTTGCCACAAATGGAAGGCGGTATAAGTTATCAAATGTTTACAATTAATGCAATTTCGGATATACCAATCCAATTAAAAGAATTAATGACAAATGTTTAGACCGGTAACAGAAATAACAATAACACAAGTTCAAAAAGCAACTGATGACCCGAATAATCCCCGTAATAAGGTATTTTTCTTTAACTTTTGCAATCAATTTAGTGTTAATACATCATGGGTTGATATTACCAATGATGTTAAAATAATATTCCCTAAAAACGTTTATGTTAAAGATAAAGACGGAATTAGTCAACCATTGGGAGGTATTCAGTCAAGCGTGCAAGTAAACGATTTATTCCAAAGAGGGGATAAAATAATGATAAAATATGGTTATTTAGAAACAACGCCACAACCTAATTTAATTTTTGAAGGTTTTATTTCAAAAGTTACGTCTAAAAAACCAATTCAATTGGAATGTGAAGATAGCATGTGGATATTAAAGCAAACGCCTTTTAATCCAACAAGCAACGGCAATCCGATTAAGGTTTTATCGGCAAGTACAGCAATTCAAACATATTTAGCCCCAATTTTAGCAACTAAAGGATTGACAGTTGATACAAAAGCTTTAATGTATGCCGGTAATTTGCTTATAGAAAACGAAACAGTAGCCCAATTTTTAATGAGATTAAGAAAAGAATTTCATATTGAAAGTTTTTTTGTAGGAACTAAACTTATTATTGGCTTTGACCCTTATTTATCAATTACGCCAAACCCGGAAGTTTATAAATTTACTTTCCAAAAAAATATTATTAGCGATGATTTAGATTGGCAAAGAAAAGATGACGTTAAGTTGTCGGCCGTAGTTCAATGTATAAATACATCTTTTGGAGGATATAACAAAAAGGGGGAAGTAAAAACTAAGAAAGAACATTTATCAGTATTGGTTTCTAATTTAGGCGATAAATGGGTAAGCCAAGTAAAAGTTAAGGGAGTAGAATTGCCCGAAAATCAGGAAGGAGAAAGAAGGACTTTATTTTTCCCTTCTACATTGGACGAACAAGCTTTAGCATTATTGCCGGAAGCGGAAAAACAAGCCTATTTAAAAACGCATACGGTTACAACAGATACTTTAATAGCCTTGGGAATTGCAACGCTTCAAAAGTATTATTATACGGGATTTAAGGGAAAATTCACAACTTTTGCACATCCTTTAGTAAAAATAGGGGATTCGATATATATTCAAGACGTTAGGATGCCTGACCGAAACGGATATTATAACGTTAAAGCGGTTGAATATACGGGCGGGGTAAATGGACATAGACAAATAATAACTTTAGATTATCAATTAATATCCACAATTAAAAAAACGCCTAAATGAGTGACCGCGCCATTATAACAGCAATACAAAAAGCCGCCGGAACATTTCAAGAAGATAAGGTCAAGATGTTAATTGGAACGGTGGATAGCATACAAGGCAATACATGTACTTGTATTGTTAATGACCAATCTATTTTACCGGGCGTAAGTCTTCAAGCGGGGGTATGCGATGGCCTATTTATAACCCCTACCATTGGTTCAACTGTTATTATTTTATATTCTATTCAAATAAACCCATTTGTAGCACTTTATTCTGATATAGATAGCTATTATTTACAAGTGGGGAATTCAAGTATTGAAATATTAAACGACGGAAGCATAACGCTAAATGACGGTTCTTTGAATGGATTAGTAAAGGGCGGGGCGTTGACGCAAAAATTAAACAACTTAGAAAACAAAGTGAATGAATTAATTAGTAATTTTAACGCACATACGCACGGGGTTGTATCGGTTGGA